ATTTACTAACTCTGATGAGACCTTAAAGTATTGGGTCGCATTAGAAAAGTCATCAACATACGGAGAATAAAATGGCTAAAAAAGAAGATGATGTGAAAATGGCGCACGAGTCGCATGCCCCTGTCTATGACATGGCAAATCGTGTATGCCGTTCAACAGTGGCAGTGATTGATACTATGGTTCAACGTGGCGCAGTGAAAGGTGAAGAACTATCTACACTTGGCCAGCTACGTGATCAATCCGTCCAACTCATCCAAATGGCTGAGACATATCAGCAAGACATGGCATCTAACGCAGACTAAGGATATCTTACATTATGAATGACTTTCTTTGGGTCGAAAAGTATCGTCCTAAGACTATTGAACAAACTATTTTACCAAAGTCTTTGAAGAGTGTGTTTCAAGCTATTGTTGACACAGGTGAACTACCCAACATGCTTTTCACAGGAACGGCGGGTCTAGGTAAGACTACTGTTGCAAAAGCATTGTGTAATGAACTTGGCTTGGACTACATTCTGATCAACGGCTCAGAGGAAGGAAACATCGATACACTAAGGGGCAAGATTAAGCAGTTTGCCTCTAGTGTGTCTTTGCAAGGTGGGTATAAGGTCGTCATTTTAGATGAGGCTGATTACCTAAATCCTCAGTCTACCCAACCTGCTCTTCGTGGTTTCATCGAAGAGTTTTCAAACAACTGTCGGTTCATTCTGACATGTAACTTTAAGAACCGTATCATTGAACCGTTACATTCACGTTGTGGTGTCTATGAGTTTAATACATCTAAAAAAGATTTAGTTGAGATATCTGGTCAATTTTTTAAGCATTTTGTATACATACTTGATCAAGAGGGCGTGTCCCATGATAATAAAGGTGTTGCAGACCTAATCATGAAACACGCTCCTGATTGGAGAAGGATATTAAATGAAGGTCAACGAAACTCTATTAGTAATGTGGGTATTAATGGTAGCAGTGGTGGGTCTAGCAATAGCTCCATTGCTGATTTGACTAAGGCTCTTAAGAATAAAGACTTCAAGAAAATGCGTTCATGGGTGGTAAACCACATGGACGTAGACACTGCTGCTATCTTTAGAAGCATGTATGATAACATGTATGAGTTTGTGGAACCACAATCTATTCCACAGCTTGTATTAATATTAGCTGACTACCAATACAAAGATGCATTCGTTGCTGATCATGAACTAAATATAGTCGCATGTATGACAGAAGTAATGGCACAGGTACAGTTTAAATGAAAAACATAGTAGTGTTAGGTGGTGGTGTAATCGGATGGTTCACCGCTGCCCTCTTGAAAAAGAGACATCCAGAAATCAATATTACATTAATTGAATCCCCATATGTTCCTATATTGGGGGTCGGTGAGTCCACCATTCCTCAACTTGGAGATTTGTTGAGTTGGTTAGATATTGATGAAAAGACATGGATGAAAAACACTCATGGTATTTACAAACTAGGCAACCATTTTGTTGGTTGGAATAGCGACTTACCAAAACCTCATGTGACCAATCATTGGAACGCACCCCTATACGAACAACAGTTCTATTCTTTTAGTTTTACTATGAGAGATAAGGTGTTCAAGAACAGTTTTTATCATAAACTCAAGGATGATGATTTCTTTTATGATAATGATGGTAGGTTTGGTGTTGACCATAAAAGCTTTGACTATTGGCTTGAGTTAGTTAGACAGGGTAAATATAACTGGTGGGAAGTATCTGAATACTGCACAGAACAATACTTTCCTGCCATGGCTAACAAATCCCCATATGATATGGAAGATAATCTTTCTCTGGGTGATTGGAAGAGTTACGCATGGCATGTTGATGCAGAGCGTTTTCCAGTCATGATCAGAGATATGGTTGCGCTACCATCAGGTGTAGAGTGGGTTGAAGGTCATGTCGAAGATATCAGTAAAGACGAAGAAGGTAATATAACAAGTCTTATCTTAAGAGATGGTAGATCGTTCTCTGCTGATCTATATGTGGATTGCACAGGCTTTAACAGAGTCCTAATGAAAACCATGGATACTCCATGGATTGGTATAGATCAACTACCATGCCAATCTGCATGGGTTGCACCTGTTAAATACAATGATCCCTACAAAGAAATGAAACCCTATACACAAAGCTATGCACAAGCAAATGGGTGGAACTTTATTATATCTTTATACAGCAGAATGGGATCGGGTTATATCTTTGACATCAATAGTGAAGATCCTGATGACGCACGTGAAAGGTTTATCAAGTATTGGGATGGTTATGAGTTTATTCGTGAACCTAGAATGCTACATTGGGAACAAGGGTATTATAAAGATGCTTGGATAAAGAACGTTGTTGGTGTTGGTATGGGTCAAGGCTTTATTGATCCAATGGAAGCTAATAGCATTTACGTTGCTCAAAGTTGTATGGAGATGTTAGATAAAGCTATCACAAAATACAAAGGCAGAACCATTACAAAAAGTGCCAAGAAAGCTTACAGTAGACAAGTGCAGAAACTAGAAAATCAGATTAGCGATTTTATTGCGTGTCACTTCACATTAAGTAAAAGACAAGATAATCCTATGTGGAGAAAGGCATGTGCATGGGGTAAGTTGTTTAAGCATACAGAAATGAACTGGCATGAATATAGAGCACCAAGGGGTTACTTGGGTCGTAATATATTCTTAGACTATCAGTGGGCGCAGCAACAACATTACTTGGACAGATGGGACGATGATCTATGTACCCTAAACATTGATGAAAAGCTACTACCACTTGCTGACATTGACTTTAACTATATAAGATCAAAGGGTAAAGCATTGGCTGAATATTTGCCGCATATATATGATTGGTCTAGAGAAAGATTACATAATGGTGCTACACATGAAGAGGTATTGCAACAAGCATTGGCTGAGAGATGATTTACATTGATGATGTACCTTGGATTGAAAGTGACAACGATGTTTACAGAAGTGCAGTTATCAATGCACTAGAACAAAGACCTAGTAGAATAAGTGAGTTCAACACAGGGTTCTTTGGATTAAAGTCAAATAGCATACTACTAAGTCTATACAGTCCTGATAGTATTGCCTTTACAGAAATGGCAGTGTTTCCTTCTATGCTTTCTGATTGTGACTTGTATATAAAGACAAGCGCAAAGAACTATGTCAAGACAATGAATACTATCAAGCCTACTCATACTCTTATGTTTCCGTGCATATATAACAGAATAGAGGTTGATGACATAGACTTCTCAGAATGCGAACAACTTCTAGTTGGTACTGATCTTACGCCAATCACCTCTTTAGCGTTTTTAAGAATGGCAGGTGCAAAAGAAGTTTACAGTGTTTATGGTAGCACAAAGACACCACCTATTGTTGCTTTCACAGAAGCTGACAATCACTACAGATGGGATCATGTAACACCAAGCGTAGATATAAAAATAGTAGATAGTAAACTTCATGTTAAATGGAATCATCAACAAGATTGGTGGGTTAGTGATGATGTTATTAGAGAAACCGCTACTGGGTTTGAGATTGTCGAGAAGATATATAAATGCGTTTAATAGCACAAGAACATTCTGATTATAAGTTATATATTACTGATAACCCAAAAGATGATTATCTTCAAGATTTTATATTAAGAGTTGTTACCGATAATCAAAATGTAGATCGCTTGATTGACGATCCATATACATATGAACAACTGACTAGATTGTCTTTTAAGTATTCTATATTGTGGTTGAAAGATGATGAGCCTTTTTATGGATTTTTTCTAACTCAATATACTAAGTTGCCTAAAAATGTTGCGAGGTTCTATGTTAGAATGTATACTGTTGATCGAAAAAATAATCCATTGAGTCTTAAGTTTATCAAACACGAGCACTATATGTACAGTAAACATTTAGTACCTATATTAAGAAGTGATGGTATTGACACTATGTTTTTTACTAGACATTCTGATGCTGTTAATAATGAAAAGAAATATGACTTTGGATCAAAATACGGAAAACGGTGGTATGGGTATGATGTTCATAATAAATACAATCAAGTATTTAAAGGTATATTACAAAATATTCATTACTTTAATGCTTGGCAACCCGATAAAGAATTAGATAAATCTTTTTTAAATAAGTTAGGAGAAGTGTAATGTCAATAGTTTTATACACACAGCCAAGATGCACTTATTGCGAAATTATGAAAGAGAAACTTGACAGGACTGGCTTAAACTATTATACTATTAACATTCAAGAAGACCCCAAGGCATTAGCGTTCATGAAGGAACGTGGACATCGTACTGTACCTCAGTTGTATGCATACGATAAACATTTAAACAAAAAGAATACTCAAGACTATACATCAGATGAACTTTATAAACTAATCACTGAAGCTATGGATAGCTGGCCATGGCAAGACAGTGGTGTAGAACAAGGTATATAATGAACCCATTTCAATATGTGACTAGTATCAACGATACTAAAAAAGATATTATGATTGACGATGTGACTGAGAAAGCATATGACAGCTTTATGGTAAATCGGTCACTAAGTTACTTTAATGACACTGCTGTTCTTGCAAATGTGATGAACCAGTATCACCACCTAGACAATAAACTCCAATATCACTTTCTTATAAATATCATTCGAAAGCGGAAACGTTTTTCGAAATGGATGAAACCTGAGACTGAAAGTGATATTGAAGTGGTTAAGCAATACTATGGCTATAGCAATGAGAAAGCTAGACAAGTATTATCCCTTCTATCACCTGAACAAATAACTATAATAAAAAAGAAGGTGAGTAAAGGTGGAAGAGAATAGCATTATTGAATGGTCCCCAGCGGACATGTTAGAAGTAACTTTGAATGAACCAGATGATTTTTTAAAGATAAGAGAAACGTTAACACGCATTGGTGTTGCATCACGCAAAGACAAGAAACTATATCAATCTTGTCATATTCTACACAAGCAGGGACGGTACTTTATCGTACACTTCAAAGAGTTGTTCATGCTTGATGGAAAGAAAGCAAATCTAGAACAGACTGATATCGAGCGTAGAAATACAATCGCTACACTATTAAGTGATTGGGGATTGTTGGATTGGACAGTAGAATCTAACGAGTTTCCCTGTGCACCGTTGCGTATGATCAAGATCATTCCATATAAAGAAAAGCACGATTGGGAACTTTGTCCAAAGTATAATATCGGAAACAAGTAATGATACCTGAGGGGTTATCAGAAGCTATAGCAAGCAGGAAAGCTTTTCATGGTAAGTTAGATTTGCCGAGTGAAGCTTTCCCTGATTGGAACCAAATCGTACCATACTTTGACCAGTCGTTTTTAAATGGAAACAAAAGGGCAAGAGACCCCCACAAGATTTTTGTGAACGTTGACAGAAATGATTTTCCTATAGTTAAAATGATTTCAACTGAACTGGCAAAGGTTCTTAATAAGATCAACATCTCTTGCCATTGCTATGCAGGTTTTAGTCCCAATGCAATCGCATCTCCACCACACAAAGATGGTATGGAAGTTTTCTTCGTGATGATTCAAGGATCAATGCCATGGAAGATATTCGAGAACGGTTGTGATTACAGCGATGAGACACAATCATATACTACCAAGTCAACATTTTCTCGAAGATTAACTCAAGGTGACTTTGTATATGTCCCAACAGGCATATATCATGTGGCACTCCCTGATAGTTCACGAGTTGGATTTTCTTTTGGTTGGTCTTAATATTTTGCATATTAGGTATTGACATTTAGCATAACATATACTATATTAAACTTTATAAATAATAGTGCAATGCAGAATGGTCTGGTTGCACTTTAATCTTGCTTGTATAAAGGAGATAAACATGACAGGCGTACAATCACTATTTCCACGTTCATCTTTCGTAGGATTCGATCATCTACTAAATGAACTTGACTATGTTGCAAAACACTCATCCGATAACTATCCACCCCACAACATTCTAAGAACAGGTGATACAGATTACCTTATCGAACTTGCTGTAGCTGGATTTACAAAAGACGAACTTAACATTGAAGTCAAGGATCGCACACTAACGGTTACAGGTGAACATGTAAGTAAAGGTCGTGAATACATTCACCGTGGTATTTCCACTAAGAAGTTCAAACGCACCTTTAGGCTGTCCGAACACGTAAAAGTAAACGGAGCAGACTTAGTGGACGGAGTATTGTCAATCGAATTGAAATATGAAGTCCCAGAAGAACTGCGTCCTCGTAAAATCGAAATCGGTCATTACGAGGAAATAACAAATGACACAGACACTAAAGAACTTCTTACTGAAGCTAATTAACAACTATCAACTAGCCAAAGACATTCGCCAAACAGAAAATGAATTGCGTAGGCTAACTGATGCAGAATTGAACGATATTGGTATTAACAGAGGTGATATCTATTCTATTGCTAGACAAGATACAGATATGAAAAAATCACATCTTATCGCTCCTTTTAACCCTAACCTAAAAGGATTTGTCTAATGTTTTATACAGAATCAGTAACTATCGATCATCGTTCATTTGCTCAAAAACTTTATACTGGATTTCAAAAATGGTGTGAAGTTGTTGGGTATAGCAGAGCGGCAGCACATCTTGCATCTCTTGGCTATCATAAAGAGGCTAAAGAATGTATGATGCAAATCGCAAAGCTGAAAAGCTAACAGAAAAGTCTTAGCAGAGGGGCTGTAATGGCCCCTCAGGTCACACACAACACAGGAGAATAAAAAATGAACCCTTATGCAATTAATATGTGGATTGAATCAATCCAAGGAGCAAAAAGAAGTTTTGTAGACGTTTGGGTAAAAGATCAAACAATTGCAAAACCTCTGCATGATTTCATCACAGTACAAACATCTTTTACCAAAGACGCATTTATGCACACTAACACGTGGGCAAATGCTGTTGGTGATGCAATGGCAAAGATGATCAAATGATGGCGCATAAAAACCCTTTTGAGATTCGTGCAGAAATGCTACAAATTGCCAAAGACTATATGGACCAGCAATATCATATGAACCGTGAATTTGCTGAGAAAATGTTTGAGCAAGGCAAAGCAACTATGGAAGAGTTTGGCAAAGCCAATCAAATGTATTCTATGGATGAACTAATGGAAAAGGCAAAAGAGATGTACTCTTTTGTGTCCAAAAAAGACTAAAAATACAATCGTGCTTGATTATTTTTATGATTTACCAAAGCATGTAAATAAAGTAGGGCTGAATTTGTCTGGTGGGGCAGATTCAGCTCTTATTCTTTATTCTCTTGCAAAGATTTCTAAGCTACCCGATATATATCCCATCCACGGATACGATCTTAATAGAAAAATAGCAAAGAGTTATGAAGCTGTTGACAAAGTAGTTGACTATGTTAGAAGCCATTGTCCAAATGTAAACATACATGATCCTCACATTGTCGCTTTTAGAAAAACAGCAGATAATGAAGGAACTCGACAATATTTATGGGACGGTGTTGAATATATTCGTCGTAGATTTGGTGTCGATGTGTTTATCATTGGTGCTACTCAAGGGATGCCACACAGCGCAAGACCACTCAATAAAGGCTCTATTCCACAAGAGGATTTTGTAAAATATCGTGAACAATATCCGTTATCGCTACCATTCGTTGATGTTGATAAAAAATATGTTGCATCACAATACAAAGAACTAGGTATTGAACCCCTATCATTACTTACTGTTAGTTGTTGTGGGGATGATATAGTTCCATGTAAGACTTGTTGGTGGTGTCAAGAAAGATATTGGGCATTTGGAAACTATGACGGTGGGTATTGACTATATAAGAACATTGGTTTATAATATAAGCTGAGTATAAGTTTGGAGGTTGTATGAACTTTTATACTAGCGTCAATCGTATTGGCAATTCTATTTTATATCGTGGTGTGAATGAGAGTGGCACACCTGTACAGATAAGACATAAGTTTGAACCCACTCTTCATCTTATTTCAAAAAATCCAAAAGCACCATACAGATCACTTGACGGACAGCCACTTGACGCTATCAAGCTTGCCTCCATGTCTGAGGCAAGAGATTTTTTAGACAAGTATAAGGATGTGGAGAACTTTAGTGTTTACGGTAACACGAACTACATCCATCAGTTCATCACAGAAAAGTTTCCAAAAGAAATAAAGTTTGATCCAAGTAAAGTCAATGTTGTTAATATCGATATTGAGGTTGCATCTGACGATGGCTTTCCTTTCCCAGAGGATGCAGCGCATCCAGTGATCTCTATTGCATTGAAGTCTAGCCTTAGTGATGTGTATCACGTGTGGGGCTTGGACTCATATGACGCAGAGAATGCATACTCTGATAAACTTATCATACAATACCGTCACTGTAAAAGTGAGACAGAGTTACTTGCAAAGTTCATTGAATATTGGGCTAATAACTGTCCTGACGTTATCACAGGTTGGAACGTAAGACTTTTTGACATTCCGTATCTTGTCAACCGTATTACTCGTGTGGGATCAGCGGATGGCGCAAAGCGTTTGTCGCCTTGGAAACATATCTCTGAGCGTAACATTGTGATCAAGGGTAAGCAAATGAATGCCTACGAACTCACAGGTATTCAACAACTTGATTACTATGATTTGTTTCAGAAGTTTGGATATTCCTATGGCGCACAAGAGTCCTACAAGCTAGACCACATCGCCTACGTTGTCCTTGGAGAGCGTAAACTTTCATATGAAGAACATGGTAACCTGTATACTCTATACAAGGAAGACCATCAGAAGTTCATTGACTATAACATTCGAGATGTTGAGTTGATTGAACGTATTGATGAGAAAATGGGTCTGATTGCATTGGCTATGACCATGGCATACAAGGGTGGAGTGAACTACAGCGATACCTTTGGCACAACTGCAATATGGGATTCGATTATCTATCGTGAACTCTACAAACAAAATATTGTCGTGCCACCAAATGGAAACAAGACCAAGACATCATATCCAGGTGGTTATGTGAAAGACCCATTCGTTGGTGGTCATGATTGGGTGGTGTCGTTTGACTTGAACTCACTATATCCAAACTTGATTGTTCAATATAACATGTCACCTGAAACATTGATCAGTGATCGTACATATCCACATGGTGTTGACTATTATCTAAATCAAGACTTTGACTTAGATGAGGACGTATCCGTGGCAGCGAATGGTTCCTGTTATCGTAAAGACTTCCAAGGTATTCTTCCCAAGATTATTGAAAGCTACTATGAAGAACGTAAGGTTGTCAAAAAGCAAATGCTTGAGGCGCAACAACAGTATGAAAAGACCAAGACAGTTGAGTTAGAAAGAACTATCAACCAACTAGAAAATCGCCAAATGGCTATTAAAATTCTACTCAACTCACTCTATGGTGCTTTGGGTAATCAATACTTCAGATACTTTGATCAGCGTATTGCAGAAGGTATCACCTTGTCTGGTCAGTTGTCTATTCGTTGGGCAGAGAATGCTATCAACAAAGAGATGAACCGTATTCTCAAAACAAAAGGAAAAGATTATGTATTGGCTATCGATACCGATTCTCTTTATATTAATTTCGGTGATTTTGTTAGTAAGTTAAACCCCGATGACCCTGTAAAGGCACTGAGCAAGATATGCGAAGAACATTTTGAAAAAGTCCTAGAGAAAGCATATGCAGAACTCTTTGACAAGATGAATGCATTCAAGCCACGCATGGTCATGGCACGTGAAGCTATCGCTGACCGTGGTATTTGGACTGCCAAGAAACGTTATATTCTAAACGTACACAACAACGAAGGTGTTCAATACGCTACCCCAAAACTCAAAATGATGGGTATCGAAGCTATCAAGTCATCCACACCTGAGGTCGTGCGTGATAAGTTCAAAGAGATATTCAAGGTCATCATCGAAGGTACGGAGCAAGACACTCAAAAGTTTATTGCAGACTTTCGAAAAGAGTTCAAGAAACTACCACCAGAGTCAGTTGCATTTCCACGTGGTGTCAGCGATATCTCAAAGTGGGCAGACAAGCGTGACGTGTATATCAAGGGTACACCCATCCATGTCAGAGGATCACTGCTGTATAACAAATGCGTGAAAGATAACAGTCTTGACCGTAAGTACGAGACAATCAAGAACGGCGAAAAGATCAAGTTCTTGTATTTAAAACAACCAAATCCGATCAAAGAAAATATTGTGTCGTTCCCTTTAGTGTTACCCAAGGAGTTTGGGCTACATAACTATGTTGATTATGATACCATGTTTGAGAAAACATTCATCGAACCATTAAAGTTTATACTTGATGCAGTAGGTTGGGATGTTGAACCTAGAGCAACTTTAGAGGATTTCTTTGGATGAGATTATTAGGCAGAAATCATTTTGTAGGCGCAAGCAGAGGGTTTAAAGGCTCTTTGCCAAGAGACCAATACATCGCAGATATGTTCACTTATCTTCAAGACAACTATGATTTTAAAAATATATTAGAGTTTGGCTTCAACGTGGGACATTCTTCTACTTGGTTCTTAGAAGCATTTCCGAATGCAGAGCTTACATCATACGATCCAAAAGAATTGACCTATAATCACGAACGAATATGGCCTATGCAAAAGGAAAAATATGGGAGACGTTTTCATTTTAGTCCCAGCTTTAGCGATCAATCTAGACAGGATGAAGTGTCAGGCAGATATGATGCTATATTCATAGATGGTGGTCACACATTTGGAGCCGTATTAGAAGATATTAAATCTGCATTAATATTAGAGATACCTGTTGTGTTGATCGATAACATGGAACTTGAAGAACAACAAAGGGCAGTGAACTATTGGAAAAACAATCTTGACTTTGTAAGAGAATTCGAGTATTATACTAAGAATAATGATGGATTAATGCATAGAAGAACAGTGAACTTATATCATGTACGCAGTTACGATATTCAAGAGTCAATATGATAATCAGACACATAGGCGATTAGATTTTGACACTTGGGAACATTTCGAAAAGTTTTTATATAAACTCTCAGAGAGACCATTGGAAGGTAAAAAAGATGCTGAACTTATTTCACCTGCTGTTTATCAGGATGGGACTACAAGAGCCAACAAGAATGTATTGGCTTGGGCAGGTTGGGCTGCTGTTGATGTTGATGACCATGAGTTCAAGGGAAACCTAAAAGATGAGCTTAGTAGCCGCTATGGTAAGTACACTTATATTTGTTATTCTACTGCAAGCAGTAAGCATGGTCTACCGAAGTTTAGGTTGGTCTTCCCACTTAGAGAAGAAGTTGGGGCAGACAATATCAAACATTTCTGGTTCGCACTCAACAGCGAACTTGGATCAATCGGAGATAAACAAACTAAAGACTTATCTCGAATGTACTTTGTACCTGCTACGTACAATGACGCTTTCAACTTTATTTTTACTAATATTGGCGATCCTATAGACCCACTTGACTTAATGTCGAAATGGGAGTATAATGATAAAAAAGATTCTAAGAACTTCCTTGATAGACTTCCTGAGGAATGGCAAAAGCAAATACTAGAGTATCGTAAAGATAAGCTAGATAATAACAGTTACGTATGGAGTGGTTATACGGATTGTCCGTTCTGGCCTAAGTCTTTGGCTGCGGAGTATATCACCATTAGTGGCACTGGTTGGTACAGACAGATGTATCGTATCATGATTGCCATTGCAGGTAAGGCTATTGAGAAAGGTTATCCTATTACTGCCACTGAGATTGTGACGTTGTGCAGACAGTTTGACTCAGAGACTGGTAACTGGTATGAGAATAGACCTATGGAAACTGAAGCGAATAACGCACTAGAATATGCATATAAGAATGGAGTGATACAGTGAGTACATTACTTGAGTTTTTGGATTCAGATGCGGATCGACAAGGTAACTTTGTAGAACAAGAATGGGTTCACATGCCTGAGTTTGTTCAAGAAGTAGATAAACCTTATGCAAAGATCATTGTTCGATTTGAAACCAAAGAAGCTTTGAAAGAGTTTGGTGAACTTATTGGACAGACAGTTAATGTTAAAACAAAAAGTATTAGATATCCTAAACTAGAACGTGGATTGGATAAAGCATTACGATGGGTAGATGATGAGTAATATTACATTATTGAATGGTGATTGCCTTGTAAAACTACAAGAACTTGATGACAACAGTGTGGATAGTATTGTTACTGACCCACCCTATGGCATTGACTTTATGGGTAAGAAGTGGGACTACGATGTTCCATCTACTGCTATTTGGGAACAGTGCTTTCGTGTCCTAAAGCCTGGTGGACACTTACTAGCATTCGCAGGAACCCGAACACAACACCGTATGGCAGTTCGTATTGAGGATGCAGGATTTGAAATCCGTGACATGATTGCATGGGTATATGGAAGCGGATTTCCTAAGTCTCATAACATTAGTAAGGCTATTGATGCTAAGATTCTTACAGGTGGATCACATAGTAAAAACATCAAACTAACTAATAGTCTAAGACCCGGTAAAGGTAGAAATACATCCACACTGCCAAATAACGGTATTATGTCTGGGGGGCGTGAAGGTAGTTTTACAAATGATAATATCGCCACAGATGAAGCCAAACAATGGGATGGTTGGGGAACAGCACTCAAACCTGCCTTAGAACCCATTACAGTTGCTAGAAAGCCATTAGGCGAAAAGACTGTTGCCGCTAATGTCTTGAAGTATGGCACAGGTGCTATCAATATTGATGAAAGCCGAGTTGGTATGAGTGATGCTGATGAAAATTTAAGACTTAATGCCAAAGAGCATAACAAAAGCAAGGCTAGTGAGATTTACTCTTATAGAAATCCCTCTTCAGAGGTTGCCACACAAGACAATGGTTATCATAACAGTCAAGGACGTTTCCCTGCCAATCTTATTCACGATGGTTCTGAGGAAGTTACTGAGTTGTTTCCTAATACTAAAAGCGGGAAGGATAAAAATCCCAATAAAGGAAATGTTGCTGGCTTTTTCGGTAATACAATGGGTTACTATTCAGCAGATGCTAACTATGGCGACGAAGGTTCTGCTGCACGTTTCTTTTATGTTCCAAAGACTTCAAAGAAAGACCGTAATGATGGACTAGACAACTTCAATGCAAAGGCTTCAGCAGCATCTGAGTTCAGACCAAATCACGCAGAGAAAGCAGAGCAAGGCGAGGACGGTAATCCATATGGACGTTGGACACCTGAAAAGAACAATCACCCTACTGTAAAGCCTACAGACCTTATGCGTTATCTTGTGACTATGGTAACACCAAAGGGTGGCACAACACTAGACCCATTTATGGGAAGTGGTTCAACAGGTCGTGGTGCAAAGCTAGGTGGGTTTAACTTTATTGGTGTTGAACTTGATCCTTATTATTTTGAGATTGCAAAAGCTAGAATAGATGCTATAATAGAAGAATCAACACTAGAAGAGTTCTTTGCATGAAAAACAAATATCCTATCTACATTCTATCTAAGAACCGTTGGAATGATTGTAAGACCGCTGAGTTATTAAATCGACTTGGTGCTGATTATCATATTGTGATTGAAGAAGAACAAATCGAAAACTATGCAAAGAACTTTGATAGAGATAAGTTTGTTATTCTAGATAAACAATACCAAGAGGATTATGATACATGTGATGATCTTGGGTTATCTAAAAGTAAAGGCTCAGGGCCTGCACGTAACTTTGCGTGGGACCATTCTATCAAAACGTATGGTTCTAAGTGGCATTGGATTATGGATGACAACATCTATGATTTTCATCGTCTAAATAAAAGCAAGAAAGTTGCGGTGCGTACATTCGCATGGTTTAGAGCACAAGAAGATTTTGTTGATAGATATAAAAACATTGCAGTAGCAGGTCCAAACTATAGTAACTTCGCACACAAGTACGGTAAAAATGGAAAGACAATACCACCACTTCATTTTAATACAAAAGTATATTCTTGTATGATGGTTCGTAACGATATCCCATTTCGTTGGAGAGCTAGATATAATGAAGATGTTGACTTGTGTTTGAGAGTTTTGAAAGAGGGTTGGTGCACAGTGCTCTTTAACGCATTCTTGGCTGATAAGGCTACAACACTAAAGATCAAAGGTGGTAACTCACAAGAACTTTATGATGATGGTAAAGCCAAGATGGAAAAATCTCAGATGCTTGAACGCTTGCATCCAGACGTAGCGAGAGTCACTTGGAGATTTAATCGTTGGCATCATTGGGTGGATTGGAAAGCATTCCGAAAAAACTATTTAGAAAAAGTCGATAACATTGTATACCCTGAAGACCCTGAGTATGGTATGAAACTTATCGATATTGGTAGAGAAAATGTTGGCACACGTGCCATTGATGATTATTGGAAGTAGATAAAGACGAAAAAAGGTATGGAACGATGGACATAGGAACTATATCACCAATTCAGGTCATTAGCCATTATACAAATATAAGCACTGCTGATAGACATCAGGTTATTACTGATATTAAACATATCAAGGATAATGGCTACATTAGAATAGAAGACGTTGATTATATTAGATACGATAAGAATGGTCAACTAGTAAAGGCTACGCCACACGCAACTGTGGACGTTATAATATGATATTGGGAGTATAATATGAAAGCAGGTAAAGTATGGGGTACGACTGAGCTAATCGAAGCAAATGGTGCTTTAGAGTTTCATCGTATTGAAATGGAAAAGGGTGGTGTGTGCTCAAAGCATTTGCATCGCTATAAGTGGAATGGTTTCTATGTAGATTCTGGTCAAATGTTGATTCGAACATGGCAACGTGACTATGATTTAATTGATGAAACGATGCTATATGCTGGTGATTATCACAAAGTCAAGCCTGGCCTTTATCATCAGTTTGAATGCATTCAATCTGGCATCGCATACGAGTTGTATTGGGCAGAGTTTAATCACAATGATATTGTGCGAGAGACAGTAGGTCATATTAATCATCCACTTACCGATTATAATGGCAATCCAATTGAAATTACAGTTGAAGAAGATTTTTCGCCAGGTGGTTCTACGTTTAAGGAAAGTCGTGATGAAAACGGTCCTTTTTTTACTCGTGTTGAGGACAGTTGTCAGTAGAATGATCAAATATATCTTTGATGTTGATGGAACTCTTACACCATCTAGAGGAAAAATAGATTTAGAGTTTAAACGATGGTTCTCTAAGTTTGCTGAAGAGAATGAGGTATATCTTGTCACAGGGTCTGATAGAGCAAAGACTATAGAGCAAGTTGGAGAACTTGTTTATAACAGAGCCAAGAAAGTCTATCAGTGTAGTGGCAATGATGTTTGGATCAAAGATGTTAGAATACGTACAATAAACTTTGATATATCCGAAGAACTCGAAGATGCATTGATGCACGAAGTTACAAGTAGTAAGTTCTACGAAAAGACAGGCTATCATATCGAAAGACGTGATGGTCTTGTCAACTTTAGTATATGCGGCAGAAATGCTAGTATGCAAACTCGTGCCATGTATAAGCAATGGGATGAGCATAAACGTGAACGTTTCTTGATTGCAGAAAAACTAAACGAGGCATGGGAAGATTATGACTTCAAGGTCGCTGGTGAGACAGGTATAGATATTACCCCAAGAGGATCAAATAAATCTCAGATATTGACAGACTTCTCAGATTATGATACAATATGGTTCTTTGGAGATAAAACTTCATTTGGTGGAAATGATCATGAGATAGCATTAGCTGTTTCAGATCGTCTTGGTAGAAATAGAGTATTTACGGTGGATAGTTGGCGACACACATGGAACATTCTAAAAGGATCGTAGGATTTACTTGTAGCACATTTGACTTGTTGCATGCAGGCCATATCGCTATGTTACGTGAAGCAAAAGAACAATGTGACTATCTTATCTGTGGGTTACAAGTTGATCCATCAGTAGATAGAGACGAAAAGAACAAACCTGTGCAAACTCTTGTTGAACGGTGGTTTCAACTGCAAGGTGTTAAGTATGTGGATGAAATTATTCCATACGAAACTGAAAAAGATTTAGAAGACCTCTTGCAAATGTTGAATATTTCTGTTAAAATAATGGGTAATGAGTACAAGGATAAAGATTTTACAGGCAAAGATATTTGTCGTAAGCGTGGTATAGATTTATATTTTAACTCAAGAGATCATAGATTCTCCACAAGCGATTTGCGGTGGAGAGTTCATGCAATACAAACATTAAAGGAACTAGAAAATGAGTGATGACATGGAACTCCAACCTGTGGTGCGCCGCCGTGAACAAAAGTTCAAGCTTGGCATTATTGGGCATGGGTTTGTAGGTAAAGCAGTAGACTATGTGTTTACAACACCGACTGTTGAAAAGTTTGTGGTGGACCCAAAGTATAATGAAAATACTTTGCAAGACCTCTGTGATTGGCAACCGTCTTGTGTATTCATCTGTCTGCCAACACCATCGAAAGATGATGGTAGCATTGATACAAAAAACATTGATGAAGCGGTAATGCGTTTGGTAAATCAAACTGATGCATTTATTGTAATCAAGTCAACTGTAACACCTGATGTGATTGATCGTCTGTCACGTATTGATGGTCGTATCGTCTATCATCCAGAGTTCTTGACCGAAGCCAATGCAAAAATGGAAATGTTAAACGCTCCATTCCGTTTGGTCGGTGTACAACAACAAGAAGCTGCTCAACACTTGGAAGGGTTATACAACTACTTTAGTATTGCAAACCCTGCACAGATGATTCCTATGTCACCTGTAGAAGCATCTTTCTTTAAGTATGCAGTGAATAACTTCTTGGCTATGAAGGTTACGTTCATGAACCAACTCAAAGAAGTTATGGATGAGTATGGTGGTAGCTATAACCAAATGTCTCGTGCATTGGCAGCAGATCAACGTATTGGTTATTCACACATGAAAATCCCTGGACCTGATGGTAAAGCAGGATTTGGTGGGGCATGTTTCCCAAAAGACTTGTCAGCCTTTATCAACTTTGTTGAGAAGAAAACAGGTGTTGAACCTGCTCTATTGAAAACAGTGAAAACTATTAATGATAACATCCGTAGTCAGTACGAACTATCAGATCGGGAGAAAGAACAAAATGTCAATTATGGACAAGTTGAAGAAGAACAGCAAGATAAAGACAACGGAGATTCTGAATCAAAGTAAGTTCTTCAACGAAAAAGAAATGACTCCTACAGATGTGCCAATGGTAAATGTGGCACTCTCAGGGTCTGTTGACGGTGGTATTGCGCCAGGGCTTACAGTCTTGGCGGGTCCATCCAAACACTTTAAAACTTCTTTTGCATTGCTAATAGCAGGTGCATATCTCAAGGCACGTCCAGATTCAGTGATCCTATTTTATGACTCAGAGTTTGGTTCACCACAATCATACTTTGAACAGTTTGGTATTGACCCTGAGCGTGTGTTGCATACACCCATTGCAAACGTAGAAGAACTAAAGTTTGATTTGATTGGTCAACTCGAAGAGTTAGATCGTAATGATGATGTGATTATTGTTATTGACTCTATTGGTAACTTGGCATCAAAAAAAGAACTTGATGATGCATTAGATGAAAAGTCAGTGGCAGATATGTCTCGTGCCAAAGCACTCAAAGGTTTGTTCCGTATGGCAACACCATATCTAACCATGAAGAACATTCCACTTCTTGCGATCAATCACACATACAAAGAGATTGGGCTATTCCCAAAAGACATTGTTGGTGGTGGTACAGGTATCTATTATTCCGCTGACAATATTTGGATTCTCGGTAGACAACAAGATAAAAAAGGTACTGAAATCCAAGGATACCATTTTGTTATTAATGTCGAGAAGAGCAGGTATGTTAAAGAGAAGTCTAAGATTCCTATTACTGTTTCATGGGACGGTGGTGTTCGCAATTATTCTGGCTTGCTTGACGTGGCTCTTGCTGGTGGGTACGTTACTAAACCTTCGAATGGATGGTATGCAAAGGTTGATATGGAAACTGGTGAAGTTGGTGGCAAAGTTAGGTATGATCAAACTCTAGAAAAAGAGTTTTGGGAACCAATCTTTGCAGAGACAGACTTCAAAGAGTTTCTGAAGAAACAATATTCTATTGGATATAAATCTGAAGTAGATATGGATGATATTGTAGATGACGGAGAATGAAGATTATGAACTAGTTCCTAGTGAGTTTGGCGAACATTGGGATATTCGTATCCTCACTGGCGAATTTATTGAAACCATATTCAACTTTGGTGCTATCAAAGTATCTGATGATGGGGAAAGTCTTAACTACTCTGCTGAGATTAAGGAACATCAGTTTGGTGAAGATTGGAACCCAGATGAGGATATGAACTGGCACGAAACAACAGGCAATATTTTATTAAATATTTTAGAAAGGTCTATAGAAAATGATAATCCTGATAATGGGTCTGCCAGGAGCGGGTAAGACGCATCTTGCCGTGCGACTACAAAACATTCTAAACTGTGCATGGTATAATGCGGATACTGTCCGTAAAATGGCAAACGATTGGGATTTTTCAGATGTAGGTAGACGTAGGCAAAGTGAACGTATGAACACTATTGCCTTGTTTGAAGGAACACGAGGTCGTACCGTCATCTGCGACTTCGTGTGTCCTACTGCGGAAACTCGAAAGAACTTTAGTTCAGATGTTACTATTTGGATGGACACCATCGAAAAGGGTAGATTTGAAAACACTAATAACATTTTCGAGAGACCTACAGATGCGCATCACGTTGTAAAGTCTTTTATGAGTGACGAAGAAATCGAAGAGTTTGCAGCTATGCTAAAGGAAGAATACAATGTTTGATTACAAGAAACCAACTACACAAATGTTAGGTCGTTGGCAACCATGGCATGATGGTCATACTGCTTTGTTTAGGAAAGCGTTAGCAGAAACAGGACAAGTTGTCATCATGGTTCGTGATGTTGGTGGTATCATTGGTATTGATGCTGGTGGTGGGCGTACTGAAGGACAGTATGATAATCCTTTTAAATGGAATGAAGTACGTCAAAACATTGTTGCAGGTCTTGCAGAACATGGGTTTACAGAGGGTGTAGAATATGTTATTATGCAAGTTCCAAACATCGTTGACATCAGTTATGGTAGAGGTGTTGGATACACATTCACGCAACATGATCTAGGTGAAGAGATTCATAATATCTCTGCAACCAAGATAAGAATGGCTATGAGACAAGAAGGTAAACTTTAATGCGGCCTCTATATCATCTAAACTATCCTTTGGATACAAAGTTATTTTTGATGATGGCAGAGGAATATAAAATCCATAGCAAACCTTATTATGATCCAAGATATGATGCTACTATCGATTTTTGGAAACAATACAGAGTTCAAAACAAAGTCATAGAAGATTTGATGTTTGATTTGAATATAAAAGGTAAGCCTAGATTTTATTGGACTGAGCCTAACACCACCATACCTGAGCATGTAGATAATAAAACTACGTGTAGTGTAAACTTCATCTTGACAAATGATCCTGCACCTGTTACAATAGAGGGTACAGATTATGTTTATGAACAATGTCTTTTAAATACCTCTCTTAAACACAGTGTTAAGAATGGTGACGAAGAACGTATATTATTAAAAATAAGTATTTTTGACACACCTTTTGAAAAGGTCATTGAACAAATACCAGAAAAGTACAGGGTGTAACTTGAGTAATATCGAACAAACAATATTAAAGAACCTACTAACAGAAGAGCCTTACATGCGTAAGGTTCTTCCTTTTATTAAGCCTGAATACTTCCAAGGCGTATACAATCTGCTATTCAAAGAAGTAGCAAAGTTTGTTGCCAAATATAACAAACTACCAACACACGATGCATTCAAGATAGAGATCGATCAGAGTGACAAGTTCAATGACGATCAGTATCAAGCTGCCATGGAAATCCTACCAAATATATTTTCTGCTGAGAAAGCAGATGATAAGTGGTTAGAGGATACTACAGAAAAATGGTGTCAAGATAGAGCGATCCATAACGCTATTATGGAGTCCATCTCTATCATTGACGGTAAGCACAAGAACCTGACCAAGAATGCTTTGCCCGATTTGTTATCAAAGGCATTGGCAGTATCTTTTGACACGAACATTGGTCACGATTACTTGGTAGACGCAGCAAACCGATACGACTTTTATCATGAAGATGAAGATCGTATTCCATTTGATCTTGAATACTTTAACAAGATCACTAAGGGGGGATTGCCAAACAAAACTCTTAATGTGGCATTGGCAGGCACTGGTGTTGGTAAGTCTCTCTTTATGTGTCATGTTGCAGGTTCTGCATTGGCACAAGGACATAATGTTCTATACATCACAATGGAAATGGCAGAGGAACGTATCGCAGAACGCATTGACGCAAATCTATTGGATGTGCCTATTGATCAACTTGAACACCTCTCAAAAGAGATGTTGACCACTAAAGTTCACAATATAGCTGCAAAGACCAATGGTAAGCTTATCATTAAAGAATACCCGACTGGTAGTGCGCATACAGGGCATTTCAGAGCACTTCTAAACGAACTAAAGCTAAAGAAGAACTTTGTGCCAGAGATGATCTTTATTGACTATCTCAACATCTGTGCATCATCTCGTATGAAAGGTATGGGTGGAGCGATCAACTCCTATACATATATTAAAGCAATCGCTGAAGAGTTACGTGGATTGGCTGTAGAGTTTAATGTGCCTATCGTGACTGCAACCCAAACAACTCGTAGTGGATATTCAAACTCTGATGTTGGACTTGAAGATACCTCAGAGTCGTTTGGTCTACCAGCCACAGCAGACTTGATGTTTGCTTTGATTTCAAGTGAAGAACTAGAATCACTTGGTCAGATCATGGTAAAGCAACTTAAGAATAGATATAATGATCCTAGTACCAACAAACGGTTTGTTATTGGCATCGACAGATCACGCATGAAGTTGTCAGATGCAGAAGATGCTGAAGGTGGCTTGGTTGATGATACGCCTACATTTGATAAATCAGATGCAGCAGAACGATTTAAAGATTTTAAGATGGAATAATGGAACACCTAATACATCTAAAATATAGAATAGATAAGGAAAAATATCGTAAGGTGTTTTACGATAATATCCAAATGGGACAATGGCACTGGTCTTGTCCAAAGTATCAGAACCTATATTGGTATCAGTTATTCATTGAAGATAGTCATGTTTTAAAGCCAATCATACAAGAGGTTGAGGCTGATCTGAATATTTTGGGTATGAATAACTTCCCAAGATTTAGTTATCAGTTTCCAAATACCAAACTACCTCACCATAAAGATGAGGACAACCTAGTGTCTATTAATATCAACTTGTTTGATACTGTGCCTATTATTCATCTTGAACATAAACCAATATCATATGAAGCGATATTTGTAAATGTTGGTGGAGTGGAGCATGGCGTGGAACCTGATCCTAATCCAAGACTTATATTAAAGTTTTGTTTACGTCACAACTGGAATACGGTTCTTGATAAACTAAAAGAAAAGGATTTGGTTGTATAATGCTAGAAGACTTTCTCTACCACGTGGATTATCCATTCGATATACATAGATTAGTGTCCGAATATGATTCTTATAAAGCTATGTCTTTTTCAGACCTTAATCCAAATTGGAAGAGAGTTCAAGCATTCAGTCCATACGCAAAAGAACTAGTTGACCATTTTCAACAATATGCAGATGGACGTGTCATGGCAGGGTATTGGGAACAACCTGCGAATACTGAAATCAAACCACATACTGATGGTGTTGCAAAGTGTAGAATAAATGTTCGTCTAGGTTCTGATGACGGTGTATTACACATGGGGGGTTGGGAATGTAGATATATAACCGCTTTATTGAATGTTGGCGAATACGAGCATTGGGTAACAAAAGTAAACCATAAGAGATTAATATTTTCTATAATATTTCAAGATGATGATTATAGAAAAGTACGTGATAAAATCAAAGGAGTGTATATACAATATGGCTAAAGGCAATAAGAAAACTAGTCAAGGACGTAAGAATATTTCTACGGCATCAATGAATAAATCCAAAAAACGCAGCTTCAAAAAGTATCGGGGGCAAGGTAAAGTTTAATGCATGCACGTCTCATCTCACACTCACAACCTGTACGCCATGTCCACTCTGGAGAACCAGGAATCATGGGACTTGAAAACATCCAAGACCTCGTTGCCTATTGCGCCCGTGTCTCCAATCCGTCAAACCAAGCTAACACCAAAACAACGTCAAAGCTACTTGACTATCTCATCAAACACAAGCACTGGTCACCATTCGAAATGGCAAGCGTCTGCATCGAAATCGAAACCACAAGAGATATCGCAAGACAACTCCTCAGACACAGATCGTTTTCATTCCAAGAGTTTTCTCAAAGGTATGCTGACATCCGTGATCTTGATGACTCTGTTGTAATCCGTAAGGCACGTTTACAGGATGAAAAGAACCGTCAAAATAGTGTGATCACAGATGATGTTAAACTGCATCAAGCATGGGAAACGCATCAGCGACTAGTTTGGAATGCAGCTATGAAAGCTTATTCGTGGGCAATCGATAATGGCATTGCAAAGGAACAAGCACGTGCAGTTCTACCTGAGGGTAACACACCATCACGTCTATATGTGAATGGAACTATTCGCTCTTGGATTCATTATATTGAGTTGCGTTCTGCGAATGGTACACAAAAAGAACACATGGAGTTGGCTTTGGCAGTGGCAGAAGCTATTGCTAGAATCTATCCAAAAGTACTGGAGTTCACCAATGACGGAACTGACAATACGTAATCAGGACATTCTTGATCAGCTAGAGTATGTACGTTCTACGGTCATGAACGCTAATATTGAGCAATATCAAGATGCTAAAATGTTTAGACCAGATGATGCTCAAACAAACGGTGAGTCATATTTAACAAAAGAATGGCTAGAAAAACATATGGGAGACCCTGACCACAAGGGGTTTCCTATGGAACACTATTCCATTCCAGTTGAACATATTACAGATAACGATCCAAAGCTAGAAGAAATCTATAACTTCAGTCGTGTTGATTTCATTTCAAATCTAGGGGCTAACTCAAGTGCAGTATTTTTATATTACCCCAAAGGTGGATTTGTAGGTTGGCATACTAATCAAAACAACTCAGGGTATCAGTTTATCTTTTCGTATTCTGAGAAGGGTGATGGATATTTTCAATACTACGATAAGCAAAAGCAAGAGATTGTAAAGATACCTGATGTGGCTGGTTGGAATGCTAGGTACTATCATTTTGGGAAAGATGAACCTGACCATTGTTGGCACTCTGCCTACACTAACGTACCACGTATTACTATTTGTGTTCTTTTCAGATGGTGGGATAAGCCTCATCTAAAAGAACAAGTCTTGGCTATGAAAGATCAACTCATAGAAGAAATAGAAATGGAGATTTAGATGGGCAAAAAGTTATCCACTTACTATCATGATAATGGTGAAGATTATTGTGAGATTCATATTGACTTTAAAGAAGAACTCTTGTATATTAAATATTGGAGAGGGCATGATTCGAAGTGGATGCACAGAGAAGAGTTCCCAAATAAATCATTAAGATACGTCGAAGACGCAGCAGAGAACTGGGCTTTGGGTATCAAGAAAATCGATCCTCAATATGAAGGTACTTTATTATGACAGACAATGTAAACCATCCTGTTCACTACGCACGTGACGGTATTGAAGCTATTGATGCTATCGAAGCTATGACAAGTTCTATGTCAGGGCGCTATGCACCACATGCTGCTAACGTCTTGAAGTATGTGTGGCGTTTTGAGCGCAAAAATGGTCTTGAAGATATTGACAAAGCTATTTGGTATTTAAACCGTATGCGTGAAAACTGGGTGAGGTCTCACCCATGACAGGCATTTTTTATGATACAGAGGAAGTAGAGAGTATGGCAAAAGAGTTTACTGTGCGAGTGGAACAAACACCTTTAGATATGGTAGTTGAGTTTGGCACAGCAATGGGACAAGATGTCGGTGTGCAATATGGTTATTCAACAAACCTTGAAACAATGCGTTTGAAACTAATCGAAGAAGAATGTAAAGAAGTCCATGACGCAGATAGTACAGAGAACCTGTTGAAGGAACTCGCTGATCTAGTGTATGTCACCTATGGAATGGCTGCTACCTTTGGTTGGGATTTAGATGAAGCGGTTAGACGTGTACATGCATCTAATATGAGTAAGCTTGGTGAAGATGGTAAACCCATCTATCGTGAAGACGGGAAGGTTCTGAAAGGACCAAACTATAAAAAGCCTGATCTGAGCGATTTAGTATCTTGACTTTAAAATAAGAGTGTGTTACATTGATTCGTAACTTGTGTGAAAGGTATTGATTATGTCACAACGTGAATCAGATTTCAAAGGCGGTATTCAACATGGTACAACTGCATTTGACGAAGAAAGCAAACGGCTAGACAAATGCTTAAAAGAGTGCAAAGACGAAATAACCATGGATGGTTACACTGTCGTTACTCAGTTTGATTATGACATGAAGATCAAATATGTCGGTGATGATTGTTTTGGTTTCGCCCCTGACGGTGGAGCATGGTTCAAAGGTGATACACTAGTTGCAGTCTTTGAAGCGAAGAAGCAAGGTGAAGGTGGTAACGCATATGAACGGTGGTGGGATAATGCCATGACTGCTAAGTTCATCAACCCAGATGTAAAGTATATTACATTCTGCTCAGGTGCGGGTGCAGAGGAAGGTAAGTGCCTTGACAAGCTTCGTCGGAAAGCAAAAATCATGATGGGTGATAACTTCATTTGCTACAACAAAGTCGAAGGGTTTACAAAACAAGAAGTTTATGATATAATGGAAAAAACATTGGAGTCTTGTCAGTGAAACCATTATACATTTGGGCTGGGGGTAAAAACAAAATGATCCCCAAATATTTGGAAACACCTACTATTCCAAAAACTGGGTTCGATACTTTTGTCGAGCCTTTTTTTGGTGGTGGTGCCATGACCATTTGGGTTTATCAGAACTGTCCGAATGTGAAGAAGTTTATTATCAATGACCACAAGCAAGAGCTGATGGGTATCTACAAGGCAATCAAAGATGACCTTGAACCTTTTCTCAAACGCATGGATGATCTAAGCTTTGATTATTTGGCTATGGCAAAACCAGAGCGTAAGCTTTTCTATTATGGTCTCAGACAAGAATACATCACAGACTATAAACACTGGACACCCACCTATGAGACTGCTACTTTATATTTTCTATTGAAGACAGCGTTCAATGGTATTTGGCAAACAACCAAAAACTCTAACGGTAGGTTTGCAACACCATGTGGTTTATTGAACCAAAAAGATTCTGTGTATGACAAACACAATGTTTTAGAGTGGCACAAGTTTCTGCAACTCGCTGAGATACACAATGATGATTGGGAAGTCGCCTCTCAAAATGTAGAGGGCAAAGCATTCTTCTTTATGGACCCGCCTTATCGTGAAAGCTTCACGTCATATGGTAGTGTGTTTGATGACCAAGAACACATTCGACTTATAGATTTTTGTAAGACACAAGATGCAAATGGACACTATGTCTACTATTGTAATCGTGATGACTCGAATGATGGTTTCTTCGATACTCATAGAGGTAATCTGCTATCACACCACTACGATATAAAATACACCGCAGGGAGACGCAGTACAAACAATGACGGAAGCAAATCTGCGAAGGCTGCCAAAGAAATACTTCTATATAGTTCTAGTATAGAGCCAATAAGATTATGCTGAAAAAACTTATAAAACTTATCTTTAAACCAAATCCGCATTGCACACACGATTGCAATCAAGGAAGGAACTGCGCATGTTCACGATAGAGTTCGAAGACGACGAAACATTGATTACAGTCATGGACAACTCAGGTGAGTTAGAGGACGTGTCTGCACTTCTTTATGATGATTATTGTCACTTCAGACAATGGAATGAAAAGCGTCAAAGGTTTGATGTTATCACATTGAAACCTGAGATGTATCTAAAACTTATGAAAGCATGGAACCTTGAAGAAGGTACATATGATATAGTGACGGTAGATAGAACTTGACATTAAGTCAAGAATCAACTACTATATGTGAAGTATGAATAGGAGTATATTATGAGTAATCAACGTGGTGGTAAATGGAAACCAGCTGCAATGCGTGATGGTTTGAATGACATGAAACTACGAGCGTTCTTTCGCACGGCAGCCAATGTTGTCGGTGAAGATACAGACGCAGGGTTTTATTTCGAACAGCTAGTAGATCACATCACTCAAGGTGGTAGTTTGACTACAGATGATCCAGTAGCTGTTCGTCGTATTCTAGGGGCTTAGTCTTTCTTTGCAGAACCTTTTGAGTATGCCTGAGCACCAAAGAAGGCTGCAACCAAACCAGCGATAGCCACAAAGTATGTTGGTGCAATGTCACCGATTGTACTTGTGGCTGATTCTATATTAAAGATAGCCGTAACAAGAATAAGCACTGGGTACAATAACATACCCCATAAAGCGAACCATGCCATTTGACGGATTTGATCCTCTTTGGCGTCTTCGTTTTCTTGCATCTTTCTTTTATGTTCAAACTCTGCAATCTCTTTTGCACGAGCCATTTCTTCGTCAGTGATAATCCCATCACCATCTGTGTCCAAATGAGCATAGATAGAATCTGCCTGCATCATTTTGGCTTCTTGTTTTTTATCTGCCATTGTTCTTAACTCTACTCCAAATGCATTCTTTTCGCCCATTATCCTGCAGGGACCATTGCTGTGATCGCAGGACCAAAGTAAGATACTGCGCCAAGTAGGATTGCAATACCTGCAATACCAATCAAAGCCCATTTCATCTTGAAGTCATCTACAACCATTTTGATCCCTACAAGTTCATTTCCAAGAACTCTTAGGGATAACTCCATCTTACCCTCAGGCATATCGATTGGGGCATTCTTTAAATCTTCTGCCATGCTAAATCCTCCTTTTTGAATATTTATAAAAAATAATGCTTGACTTGATTTTGAAAATGATATAGAGTATAGATATGAGTAAAATCGTAAACATAACAAGTGGGTTAATCACTATGAGTCTATTGGCAGGGATAGGGTTAGCAGCTATGATGTCTGCACCCCAAATCGACTCTGAGCAGCATAAATGTCTCGCAATGAATATCTACCACGAAGCACGTGGTGAACGTATGGAAGGACAAATGGCAGTTGCACATGTGACGCTTAATCGTGTTGCTCATGACAACTGGCCTGAGACTATCTGCGATGTTGTCTACGAACCAAAGCAGTTCAGTTGGACGCATATGATTAAAGACCACACCCCCAAAGAAATCAAAGCGTGGAAAAATGCTACAGTTATTGCACGTGACGTTATGATTGGTAACACTGAAGACCCTACCTATGGTGCAGTGTTTTACCATGCTAACTGGGTAAACCCTGAGTGGGCAAAACAAATGACTTTGAGCAAAGTGATTGGAAGTCACTTATTTTATACATGGGATGGAACTTGGAACTAAATACAGATATACCTATTGAACTTGAGTGTTGGATGCTAAAGTGGGGCATCTTGCCCAAAGAACACTTGCCTTCGAAACCTGATATAGTATGGCCTGAGAAAAAGGAGAGTCCTTTTGACTACCAAGCATGGAAGCCAAACTATGATGGTGAAGAACCACCATTCTGATTTATACATCAGTCCGTGTAAACAAGTCTGTAGATTAGACAAAGGTGTTTGCATTGGATGTGGAAGAACAACGGATGAGATCACTAAGTGGTCTCAATATTCATATTATGAACGCATGAAAGTTATGAGAAGGTTGGGCTATGGAAAAAGAACTTCAACGCAAAATCGCATGGCTAGAGAAGCAGCACGTAGAGCAATCAAAAATAGTTGATAGTATTGAGAATGATCGTAGATTAGATCGTAGTGATACTACAATGAAAAAGCTTCGTGATGCTAAGAAAGAAAAGCTTAGAATAAAGGATCACTTAGAATGGATGAGAGCCTTAGAAAGGAAGCTAATAGATTTCACTGGATAGTAAAGGGTCATCTCATTCCTGAGAGTTACTCTGATTTTGAAGTTGAACAAATATATTACAGTTATATGAAACGATTGTGGGGGAATCATGAAGCAGTTGTCCACGAAGAAGGATTCAAAGAAGCTTGGGCAAAAAGAACTGGAAAGCTGTAGAGACTGTGCAGAATACGGTGGTCACTTCTGTGATGAGTGCCTAGAAGAACTTCTCAAACGTAAAGAGAAAACTTCATAAACATTTCACATAACTTTTACACGTTTGTTACATTTGAGATATAAATCATAATGACGTTAAACTTGAAAGAATCTAAAAATGACGAAAACAAAACTTTGGAAGAAGGTAAAGAGAATGGACTTAGGAAACCCTGTAGTAACAACACTAGTTGGTCTGGTTATTTTTTATATTGGACTTAAAACATTCTCAGGTGGAATGAAGTCTATGGGAAACATGGACCATCTTGCTTGGTTTACAGGTAATATTTTCTATATGTTTATTGGCGGTATTGTAATGACTTTGCTTTGGCAATCATCATCATTATCAACAACTGCTATTATTGCACTTGTTGCCTCAGGTGCAGTACCACTACCCGCCGCAATCGCAGCAGTTCTTGGTGCTAATATCGGCACAACAGGAACTATATGGCTTGCAGGGTTATTAGTCTCTGATGGTATGCCCAAAGGTGATACCTTACGAATAGCAATGGCGCATACAGGTATGAACTTATTAATGGCATTGATGTTATTACCATTCGTAGGTCGGTTTGCACAGTTCTTAACTAAGTTCTGATGTGATATTATAGACACACTTTAAGATAACTAAAAGAGGGGGTTGACAATACTCCCCTTTTTTGATATAAGTATAGCTGTAGATGTTAGAGGATATTCAGGACTGCGGGGCAGTACCGCACAGCTCCACCAAAAGCACACTTCGCCTATCTGCACAATAGGTGTGGTGCAGCACACAACCCTTAATCGGGCCAAGAAGGTGTGTTTCTGATGGGGCTGAAAATAGGATCGACTGGTATTTGAGTCTACGAAACACAAATGCAAACGATAACTTTGCACCATCTGGATTTGCTCTAGCAGCATAATCACAGGGGGTTGGCTACTTACCTAGCAACAGAAAAGTAGCACTTTATTTTATGTTAACATTCTTAGAAGGTAAAAGAAAAATGAAAATCGCAGCATTCGCAGCAGCAGCTACATTGGTAGCAACATCAGCATCAGCAATCGAACTAGGTAACACAGGCGTGTCACTAGGCGGTAAGTTCGACACAAAGTATGACACTGGCGCAGAAGAGTTTGCAATGGAGTTCGTTCCAAAAGCAGGTATCAATCGTTGGGGTGTAGACTTTGCAGCATCGACAACTTTTGATATTCTAGGTCTAAACGAAGATGACGTATTCAAAGGTATTGATCTAGAAGCGGGTTACACAATCGGTAATACAGGTCTACGTGCATATGGCGAGATCGGCACAGACGCTGATTTCGAGTTCGGTGATGCAACATTTGGCGTATCATTCGAGTTCTAAACTTGCTATATAGTAGTAGGGTCACTACTCAATAAGTGCGCAGGGGGCCATGGTTAGCCCCCTATTTTTATTTGAGGATATTATGTACGTTGATATTTTAGAAGATATAGACCATCATAAAATACTTGAAGAAGCTAACTCTGTCAAAGTAACACTTGGCAAAGGATGGAAAGATATTGATCAAGTTGGATTGCAGGGTCATAAGCCTGATCTCGATCCTAAAGAGGAATGGTCTGCGTCTGTCGAAAGACTCAACAAACTGCAATACCCTGAAACATATTTTAAATACCCCTTGTTTGATATACCTAACATCAATAGATTGATCGATAAGTATGGATTGCGGCGCACAAGGTTAATGAAAAGTAATCCAAAAACCTGTCTCACTTTTCATCACGATATGACAAAACGAGTGCATATTCCTTTGCTTACTAATGAGGATTGTGTAATGATTTTTGACAATCAGACTTTTCATCTAGAAAAAGGGAAAGTTTATTTGACAGATACAACAAAACGACACACAGCAGTAAACGCTTCTCAGAGTATGAGGCTACACATTGTTGGATGCGTTTACGGTTAGGAGGTCACAATGTTATTCACAGCAGCAATAATGGTATGTTTGATAGATCAACCACGTAGTTATGCGACATGCCAAGTAATAAATGCTAACTTTAAGTACCCAAATGAAGAAATGTGCTGGGCAGCAATGAACACACAAGTGAGATATCAGGAGCAAAATCTCTTGAAGGTCGGATATGAGTTAGTTGATGCCAAATGTATTAACTGGCTTGAAGAAAAGAAACAAAAACTATGAGTGTCATTTTTTTGACACCCTCAACTTGGAAATAATAAATAAAGATGAAGGGAGCATACTATGATCTATAGAGTTTTAGCTATATTAGCTATTTTAGCTAGTGCTGCATACGCTGAACCTATTGTCACGGAATCGACTACCACAAGTACAGTGGACTCAACATCTGATTCACGTACTAAAGTCATTTCTCCACCACCATCAGCAGTATCTCCATCCATCAATACATCGAACTCTGATCTATGTACTGTTGGAGTTGCAGGTGCAGTTCAAACACAAATACTTGGCATTAGTGCAGGTACTACATTCACTGAAGAAAACTGCATGCGACTAAAAAACGCAAAGACTCTTTACGATATGGGCATGAAAGTTGCAGCAGTATCAACTATGTGTCAAGACGAAAAGGTATTTGAAGCTATGATGAATGCAGGTACACCTTGTCCATACGATGGATTGATTGGAAGCCAAGCCAAAGCAGCTTGGGAAAAGAATGCAAATAAGAAACCAGGATATAATCCTAAGAAAGATAAGATGAATGGTGAAACTAAGAGTACCCTTTGGGGCGGCGGTATTGTCGGTGGTCTCTTACTCCTATTGTTACTCTGATGTAATATATGGGTCTACTAATAACGCTGCATCAAATGGCATGCAATGGAGAATGGAAGATGTCTTACCACCTCAAGCTGGTTTGACTATCAATGGTATGTTGTATCAATATACTACTGAAAAAGACCCTGACTCTGATCTTACGGTTACTATTCGAAACAAACACGCAATAGACTTTGGAGAATATATTTTTAGTAATACTGATGATTGGTCTGGACTTCCTGGCAATACAATAAACAAGAAAGTTGTCATACCAGAAACATCGACTACATTATGGGGGGATGGTGAAATAAGCATTCAAGGACAAGGTTCTGTAATCAATCCTAATGTAATATATGAATATCGATATGACGAATGCTATATCCCACTTACTGATCCTAGTTGTCCAGGATATTATGACGCATTGTATCAATGGTTGAAGGACAATGGATTACTCGATAAAGAACCTGAAGTGGGCGATCCATATTATGATGAATGGGTTCAATATCAACTAAGTCTCGAAACGGACTTAGAGGATGATTATGAAGTAGAGCAAGATGAAAACGAAGAAATAATAGATGAAGATATAGCTGCTCTTAACGCTGAAGCTTCAATAGATAAACTGGTAGATACCTCTCAGACACAAATGTATATTGAGTTAACTACCGTTCCACAATTTGATAAATACTATACGCAAGACATACCAGGTGGTGTTTATCAAGAAACCGTAGTGTTGCAAGACGCAACATTGCCTGATAACAGAAGAGCATTGAATAACTTAGCTGGGGATGCTAAACATAGAACTATGGTACGCTCACAATACGGAGATTAAAATGTTAAAAATAACTCTTACTATAGCTGCTATGACTTTAGCGACTACAGTTAGTGCAGCTGACACGCCCATTAGTGGTACAGTAGAATCTAAGTGTTCTATCTTTACAGACATTCAAGGTGTGTACGGAAACCCTAATCCTTATGAACTAAGCACGACACCTGCGGATGGTGGTAAACAACCAATCATTCGTTATGATGTTGCATCAGCTGATTTTTACACTGCAAAGATTTCTTATCCAACATCTTTCTCATCATCACCATCTTTGAGTGACACTGTGACATGGACAGGCGATGTAGAAGTATCATCAGTATCAGATACTAACATGTCTGGATATGAAGCTGCAAAGGTACAATACGATAACGTGACAGAGTTTGATCTAACGGTGGCAGGTACGACTTGGTTTAAAGTTACATCAAATGCACAATATGGTTATCAGAAATCTTTCCCAGCTGGCAACTATACAGCTATCGCAACCGCTGAGTGTATTGCTAACTAGATAATATTATGAGAGTTATTATTGCTTTGTTGGCATTTGCCAGTGGTGCTTATGCACATGAAATGACACCTACTTATTTTGATATCAAACCATCTTTCGTTGATGGTGTTTCTGTTGTTGAAATGAGTTTTTGGAACAGGCGACAAGATATCGAATACTATGAGATAGATGTATTTGATAAGGATTGGAAACCGATTCCATTCGTTGCATCTAATAGATTATTATATGTCGAATATCTTAATAAGAAAAACTTTGATATATATGTTAAAGACGATGATAAAGATGACGTACATTATATATGTACGGTATCTAAAATATTAAAGAGTAGTGAGACCTCAACAGGTATTGCGTCTCGAATATGCTCTAAGGTGAATGAGGATGATTAATGAGATTTATGTATGGACTAGCATTTCTAATATGCACATTGATATGGATATCGGCTTCGTTTGCTGAAAGCAACTCGTTGAACTTTGCTCTACCAGGAGCACCATTGAACTATCAATCAGATAAGTTTAGAGCAGGTGATTTGGATTGTTCGAATGCGATTGGGTCTGCAACAACTCTGGAGTTTGGGGTTACAGGTCTTATTAGTAATGGTCATTATGATGCTATGAACAACTACTTCAATGAGACACGCACAGGTGACATTGGGGTGTATAGTAGGATCGTAATACCATTAGGAGCAAAGACTAAAAGTCGCATTGATTGTAATAGACTGTACGAGTTAGAACTAAAGAAAAAGGAACTTGAGGTCATGAAGTTAGAAAAAGAACTACAACAACTTCGTGAACTTCAATTTGAAAACTAGAGAGTAAAATGAAAAACATACTACTGGGAATCGCATTCTTGGTGGGTATGTTCATAGCTAGTTATTACGTTGGGTATGGGATCGCTGTAATAGGCAAATCTATTGAAGGTGTGTATGGGACATATCCAAAGAAGAAGTACGGATGGTAAAATGGCAGAGGTAGAGTTCGGTGGAATGACATTTAAGGGCGGTAAAATGTTTGCCGTTCTTACTGCGCTATCAACACTTGGTGGTGCTGCATGGGGTGGTTTTGAGTTTTACAAAGACTACATGGATATGAAAGAGATTATCCAGAACATCGACATTCAGGAAATCCAAGCTGCCAATGAACTACAACTACAGAAACTAGATGACGCAATCGCATACACTGTCGAGATCAGAAAAGACTTGGCGAGTGATGTTGAACGTGTCGAAGGAACTGTGCGTGTTCTTGAGGATCAAGTCACAAGGGCAGAAGAAACAGTTCGCACATTACGCAATGATGTATATCAAAAACTTGATACATTCGAAGAACGTCTAAGACTTACTTTGAAATCAAATCAAGACACAATGGCTGATATGAGAGATCGCATTTCAAGTAATCTCGAAACATCAGAGGCAAGAATCAAAGATACACAAGCTGGCATTGGTGATACACTCGAAGGTATCCGTAACGAGATGAACCAGCTGCAAAAAGACGTAACACAATCAATCAGAGAGGTTGAAGGCGTGATACGTCAATCAGATAAAGATTTAAGAGCTGACATGAAAGCACTGGACAAATCTTTATCAGAAAAACTCCAAGAAGCATTGGATAATCCCCTAGCACAATAAAATATTTCTTGACTTCAAGTCAAATCTCTGATATAGTGATTCTGTAAGGAAAGGAGATTTGCTATGAATAATGATTTCAAATGGTTCGTAAAAGCCAATAACGCTAAAGGTGACTTCTTTAGTTCTGCTGCTATGTGTTATGGCGAAGCCAAGCAACTTTATAATGATCTCTATGACGAAAAAGACAAGAACGGTCTTTTCTTGTGGGGTATGATCCAAATGACTCGAGAGGACCAAGTAACTTGCTAGTTTATCATCCATCATTATCTGATACTGTCAAACGTCTTAGAAAAGAGCATTGGCATAATGAACTCATCCAAAAGTATTTGAACTATGCATCTGCACGTCAACGTGAAGTGCGTACAGGTCGAACTGCTATCACTGATAGTGGAAAGACTAAGACTTACAAAGCTGAGTGGAAGTTCCAAGCCAAACACAAGTACGATATCAAAGACTTTGATAATCAGAAAGAGGCAGAACGTTTCATGAAGCGTGTCTTGAAGTCAAAGCTTTGGGCAGAACTTTGTGGTGGTGATGCGAAAATCCCTACCCTAGAAGTTGCGGGTTTCCGTGGGCGCACCGCAGGTCGAGCCTATGGTTGGAAAATCCAACTGTGTGCACGTAACGGTATGGATGCCTATACTTTACTCCATGAGATGGCACACTGTGCAGGTCACATGCACCACGATGTCTCATTCCGTCAATGCATCCTGCGTTTGACAAGTCGGTTCATTGGAGCTGAGCCTGCCAAGTTTCTGAAGAAATGTTTCAAAGAGCAGGGTCTGAAGATGACTATTCGTCAAAGCATCCAAGAACCAGATGCATGGTTGACTCGATACAAACGTCTAGAAGCCGCACGTGAAAATATTGCGGCTTAACACTTGACTTTAAGTTAAGTATTTGCTATTATAATAATGTAGTGAGAAAAGGAGTGATTCGTATGACTACTCAGCTTTGCCAAGATATCGAGACCCTTGAAGATGCAATCATCAACTTGACCGAAGGTGCGAGTGATGAGAAGCGTATGGCGATTTGGGCATTAGAACGTTTGCTTAAGCAAAAGCAAAACGAACTTGTCACCTTTGAGTACATTGCATCGCAAGCACTCGCAGACTCAGATGGTTACGCTTGTAATCAGTACACTTATTAATAGGAGATTTGTTATGACTGAGAAAGTTACAGAAATGTTAGAGTTTCTAGCTGAAAACGGTGTCACGATTGACACCACTAATGGGTTTATGAATAAGACTGAAACACAACAGCTAAATCTGTTGTTCAAAATCTTCAAAGAAATGGTTGCTTAAGGAGAATACATTATGGCACATGAAGTAGAAATCATCAATGGTCAGGCTCAACTTGCATATGCAGGTGATGTTCCATGGCATGGACTAGGTGTCGAAGTTCGAAATGATATGACACCTGAGCAAATGATGCAGAAAGCAGGACTTGATTGGACAGTTCATGAAGTAGAGTCCTATGTGGACTTTGAAGGGGATCGCATCCCAACAGGTCAGAAGTCTTTGATTCGCTCAACAGATCATAAGGTTCTTACAAACGTTGGTGAGGGTTGGAACCCAGTACAAAACTCTGAGGCATTTGAGTTTTTTCACGACTATGTAATGGCAGGCGATATGGAGATGAATGTCGCTGGTTCATTGAAGGGTGGTAAGAACGTGTTTGTTCTTGCTAAGGTCAAAGAGTCATTCGCTATTCTTGGTGATGACCAAGTTGACTCATACCTGTTGTTTTCAAATCCACATGAGTATGGTAAGGCAATCGATATTCGCTTTACACCTGTTCGTGTTGTTTGCAAAAATACATTGACGTTCTCATTGCAGTCTGCGTCAAAGAACTTCACTAAACTAAATCACCGTTCAGTGTTTGATCCCGAGATGGTTAAACAACAGATGGGTCTAGCATCTGAGAAGTTCACCATGTACAAAGACATGGCAGAGTTCTTGTCAACCAAACGTTTCACCAAAGAAACTTTGATGAACTACTACAACGAAGTGTTCCCATACACTCACAAGGCTGCGGATGCTCCAACTAAAATGGATGATCTTACCAAGAATGCACGTGATGCATATGCAGTTCTTGAGACGCAACCTGGTGCTGAGTATGGTGAAGGTACTTGGTGGCAGGCACTTAACTCTGTTACATACTTGACAGATCACAAGATGGGTCGCAACAACGACTCTCGTATGCAGTCATCATGGTTCGGTGTAAACCAAGCACGTAAACTGAAAGCGGTTAACAAAGCTGTAGAATATGCCACAGTTGCATAATGATGATGAAGGTAGCGTTTCACAAGAACGCTACCACAACTATATAATACGCAAACTGAAAGAGGAACGTGAAATGGCATACAAATGGCCCCGCATCCACAAAGCTGAAGAGAATATTGATCAGGAAGTTACCGAATGGGTATACAATCATGTATTTGAACATTTTGGTGTAGAAGAAGTTACAGAACTAACTGAAGAAGATATCCAAGAAGTGCAAGCGTTTTGGGATAGTCTGAATGAATATAGTTGCATGGGTATTGGATATTCTAATCTGATCAACAACTGGGAATCTGAAAAATGGGAAGCTGAGAATGGTGAGGGTTGAAGACCTCAATATCACATTCTTCCATATGCCAAAGAA